TTTATCTATAGCAATACCCAAAGAAAAATTATTATAACCCTCATCTAACCCACGTAACATTCCATAACCAATCACTACACCTCCATAGATAACAACATAGTACAAATCTAGTTTAGCACTATCTATAATATCAACAATTACTTCTCTAGAAAAAGCGTGCGGTGTAAAATATTTGAACTCTACCTCGTTTTTGTTTCCAAGTTCTACAAGAGAATCAATATGTTCGTAGGTTAAATGTCTAATCTCCAATAGAAACCCTCTTTCCTGACCCTTCCCAAATGTGCCAGTCAAAGTTTTTTTGAACTGCCTTTATCCCTGTACCAACTGGACTTAATCCTGCTTCTTGCATGTCATAATCAACCATTATACGAACTATATCATTAAATGTAATTTTAGGTGACCACCCCAAAATATTCTTAGCTTTGGAAGCATCAGCTTGTAGAGCCTCTACCTCAGTTGGTCTGAAGTAACGCTGGTCAATTTCAACATACTCTTTCCAATCAAGACCAGCATAATCAAACGCTGTTTTGACAAACTCTTTAACACTGTGAGTCTCACCAGTACCTAGAACAAAGTCGTCTGGTTCGTCCTGTTGTAAGATTAACCACATTCCTTCTACATACTCTGGAGAATATCCCCAGTCTCTCTTGGCATCTAGATTACCAAGGTAAAGTTTATCTTGGTCTCCTTTAAGAATACTTGCAATAGCCCTAGTAATCTTTCTGGTCACGAATGTTTCACCTCTACGTGGACTCTCGTGATTAAAAAGGATACCATTTGACGCAAAAATTCCATAACCGTCTCTGTAGTTCCTAGCCATCCAACACGCATAAGCCTTAGAACAAGCATAAGGGCTTCTAGGTTTAAACGGCGTGTCTTCATTTTGAGGTGGTGTAGAAGCACCAAACATTTCACTACTAGAAGCTTGATAAAACTTTGTCTCACTTTTACTTCTTCGTATCGCTTCTAGTATCCTTGTAGTACCTAATGCAGTAACATTGGTAGTATACTCTGGACAATCAAAACTAACCCTAACATGACTTTGTGCTCCTAAATGATAAACCTCTTCTGGTTTTAGGTTATAAATAAGGTTAGAAATCTGCTCGCAATCTCCCAAATCACCGTAATATAAGAACAATCTCGCACCTGGTGTATGTGGGTCAACATAAATATTGTCCAGTCTACCTGTGTTAAAAGTACTCGCTCTTCTTACAATGCCATGAACCTCGTATCCTTTAGACAAAAGCAACTCAGCAAGATAAGAACCGTCCTGTCCTGTAATTCCTGTAATTAACGCTTTCTTCATTATTTCCTCTCCAAAATTCCGCTATCTTTTACCACTCGTAACAAGTACGGGTCGTAGCTATCATCAATACTACTAACAAGTTTGAATCCATAACACGTGTAATCAACATCAGTTAGTAATAAATTATCTGCTTTAGCTAGAAACGCAATGCAGACCGTGTGAGTTGGATACCCTTGAATACTGGTATTAAAGAACTCATCATAGACACCAATAATCTTTTCAACTTTTACATCCAAACCTACTTCTTCTTTGGCTTTCCTTACCGCTCCTTCCAACATAGTTTCATCTTTTAATAATCTACCACCAATTACCCACCACTTATCTTTGGCTGGTTCTTGATTTCTCTTTACAAGTAGTATCCTACCTTCATCATCATGAATTAACACATCAATGCAGGTAATAGGCATCAACTCAACAAACCTACTATAAAGTTCTTCCTCAATATAGTTCATATCCTCTCCTTTACTTCTCAAACAAAATAATTTTCCTCGGTAATGGGTGTGAATCAAATATCTCATGCTTGGGGAAATATTTAGACATCTCTGCAATAAAATTATCCAAATTGTACCAGCTAGTTTCTGGTGTTACCCAATTATGAACAAAAACATCATCCTCTGGTGGAAATTCAATAATGCAATATTTCTTGGAAAAATCATTAAACTTCGAAGCAATACCTGTAAAATTTGATTTTTGTGAAAACACCATATGATGTACCACAGCTAACCCTAAGACAATATCACACTTTAACCTATCAACAGCATTCTTACGTGGGGGGTCAGCACACCAAGGTTTTAATAAATTAAATGTTAGTGGTAAAATTTTTCTATTGACTTCCTTGGCTTGTAGGTATAGTTTAGTTGTACACTGTTCATCTATTTCAACTGCTACAACACGATACCCCTTGCTTTCGGCAAAGTTGGAATACCATCCCTCATTTGCCCCAACATCCAATAAAGTCATACCATCAGAATACAGTCTATCAAGAAGTTGTGCAGTTACTTTTTGCTTATTATTGGTTAATTCTTCTGTAGGTTGGACGTAGCCACTCCAAGGAGTAACTTTAGCATTTACACTCATACCAGAAAGCCAACTACGAGTCTCGCTCAGAAGAGTCAAAAATGCGTCTTGCCAATTACTCATAGTTCTATTTGCACCTTCGACATTTACAGTCTTGTTACACAATTCATTCCAATATTCAGGGTCTTCATTACTACGTTCAGCAATATCATTAACAAACTGAGGATAAAACCCATTAAACCAAGCCAATGAACCAGACAAGGAGGTTATTGAATCAAAATCAACAAAAACTGGTCTAGTATAATCAAAAAGTATATTTAAAGAATGCCCATCATATAAGCACATCTCATTCTTGACAAGCTCGGTCTGTAAGTCAATCATTAGAATAGCAGCATCTAATAGCATTTTGCTAGTCCACTCTTCACGATATGATATGAAATCAATAGTCTCATGCTGTAAGACCATACTAAACTGCTTAGAAGCTATGGGTGCTATAGAAGTACGAACAAACCCAATATCATACAACTTCTCCACATTGAACATAAGTTTCCTAATGTCTGGAGCATTGATGTTATTGTAACCTCGATAAACAACGCCATCCAATTTAAAGGTATGCTTACTGCCAGTTATAAAATCACTATTAGACACCACTACTTCTCTTTTCACACTCATACCACCTAATAGTCTTTAACAGCCCCTCGTCAAATGAAGTCTTTGCCTTGAACCCAAATTCTTGCTCTGCTTTTGTAGTATCTAGCATCCTTCTAGGTTGTCCATCTGGTTTCGAAGTGTCCCATACAACCTCACCCTTGAACTCCATCAATATTATCACCTTGTCCACCAACTCTTTTATAGATATTTCAAAACCTTTGCCTAAATTGATTGGGTCAGGTTTATCATAATTAATGAGAGCCTTTACAATCCCTTCAGCACAGTCTTCAACATATAAGAACTCTCTAGTAGCTTTACCAGTCCCCCAAACATCAACATGGTCAGCATTAGACTCACGAGCTTCATATACTTTCTTTATTAATGCAGGAATGACATGAGAACTATCAGGGTCAAAATCATCTCCTGGTCCATATAAATTAACTGGAAGTAGAAAAATACCATTAAGACCGTATTGTTTACGACACGCTTGCAAATAGACTAACAAAGATTTCTTTGCTACACCATAAGGTGCGTTTGTCTCCTCTGGATAACCACACCACAAGTCTTCTTCCTTAAACGGTACTGGAGTAAATTTCGGGTAAGCACAGATTGTGCCAACCACCAGAATCTTTTCTAGTTTCATGGTCTGAGCCATGTGAATGATATTAACACCCATAATCATATTATCAAAGAACAGGTCGGCTGGTCTGGCATTATTTAATCCAATTCCACCAACACGTGCCGCCAAGTGTACACACAGGTCTGCATTCTCCATAGCTCTGAAACAACTGATATTATCTCTAAGGTCACACGTATCAGAAGTAGGTATTATAATATCTCGTGCTCCTTCCTTAATAAGTTCTTTAATCACCCACTGACCTAAAAACCCCTTACCACCTGTGACCAAAATCTTTTTATTGCTGAGGTTCGTTATCATTTTCATTCCCTTCCTTTGGCTGAGAACCAGGGTTACCAATCTTTGGAGACGAGAACGGTAATGCTGGTGCTTCTGGTATACCTAACTCCTTCATCCTCTTCTCTTCCTCAGCCTTTCTTTCAATTTCAGTATCAAAATCAAGACCGACAAGTTCTTGTCTTGATGTCCTTGAAATATTACCTTCCATGTATAATGATTGACCAATAATGTTAAGGTCAAGTAACCTATAAAGTCTCATTGGTGAAAATTGTGGCATAGGGTAATTCTTGATATAATCATTTCTATCCCTAATTTCCTTGTATAGTTCTTTAGTCCACTCAAGCAGTACATCTCTTATCGTTTCCATAGTAGCAATAGGAGAAAATGCCGCAAAATCAGAACCACCCTGAACGTTTGACCTTAAAGTTTCACCTGTAATCAATGTTCTAGGAAAACCAAATGCCGCAATTATATCATCCTCAACAGCACGGTACTTCTCTGTATTAATCATAGCTTGAGTATCAGGGAATACCCACTCAATCTCAAGAGTATGGTTAGCAAACAACTGATATACTCGCTCTGTATAACCTGTTGAGGTTCTATAATTCATTTGACTCTTTATATGGTCAAAATCAGCTTCATCCGTACATGGAAACTCATCGCTACCTAGTTTAATCATTTGAATAGCTGAAACAACCCTAGCGGCAATAGCATAGTCCATCTTCCTAAGATTTCTCTTATGCACTAACGATTCTAGAGCATTCTCCATATAAGGTAGTGGATACGCTTCCTCTGGAAGTGTCTTACCAAGTATTGGTCTTACATCCTCCAGTTTAATCTGCATCTTAGTACCCCTTAATTGTTGAACTGCTTTTACAAACGCTGGATAGTTCCTTTCCAATTCATCATATGTTTCTTTATCCACTGTACCGTCAGGATATTTACCCTTATTCTTAATGAAAGATATAGTTCTAGCATCAACATCAACAAAATAGTATTTCTTATTTGGAATGACTGAATTCTTGACGGTGACCGTTGCAGGGTCTCTAAACCAAATATTGTCGGGTACAGTTACTCTACGTCTAGAGTTTAACTTTTGAGACAAATCGCTACCCCTCATTCTAACCCATTCATAATGTGGAATAACCAGACCAGAAAGTAAATATTCTAGACATACGTTTCTGAAGAACTCTTGAAGCATCTCAGTTAGGGCATTATACACCTCATACTCCTCATCATTACACTCTGATTTTCTATTAGTCAAAGGAGTAATCGCACAATCAACCATTTTGTTCAGAACAGTACCAGCAATAGGGTCCCGCTTGTAAAAAAACCTACATGTTTTAATCAACTTATGATATTCTTTTGGTATTTCCATCTTGTCCACTTCTTCAGTGAACAATAAACCAGTCTGACTTGGGTCTGTTAGAACATTAACTGATGCCTTAACCAGCTTACCTGGTTGTATCTCTCCAGTACTAATCTTACTTGTAGTTTTCTTCTTTTCCTTGTCTGCCATAGTAATCTCCACTCTACCGAACTAACCAACCACCTCTAGCTAGGTCGCTATATTTACCTCTGCCTTTTGGTTTCTCAGGAGAGTAATATTTATAATAGTATCCATACACCCACGTCAAAAGAGAAGCCAACAAGTGGTCTTCACCTTTCTGACCACCTTGGGGTGAATACACAAAGAATTTTGGTTGACCTAACATATCCCTAGTGAATCCTACTCTTTCAAGTTCGGTTATAATATCATCATCTTGTGTGGTGAATGCGATTATTTGGTCGTTTTGACTCCACTTCTGTAATGTTTGGATTGTAAATTTCCTCACCCTATCTTTTACTTCCTTTTCTTCCTCATCATATCCAGTAATAACATTAGCTTGGAAATCAACTGGGATTAATCTTTTAGTAAAGTTCTTACCTTTAAATTCCCCACCTTCATCCTGTAATATCTGACACAATGCCAAGCCAGAGTGTCCAGCATCAATACTTATCATGTTAAACCCATAAATAGTATCCAACCAATCAATTATTTTAGCCTGTATTGGATATTTTATTCTTCTTAACTCAAACCTAGCAAGTTCACGCCACACCAGAGTCTCTCGGTCTCTCCATAATATAGTGATTATTGTTGGGTCATTAGAGAATCCCGCATCTATTCCCGCTATTATTAAATCATGCTTCTTCTGAATATCAACGGTAAGTTCTGGTGCTATTAAAAGTTCATTATACTGACCAGCATGTTGCTCTAATGATACATTATTTAAAATAGAAACCGTGACAGGATAATCCTCTATCTTCATCAGTTTTCTATCAAACACTGAGAAAGCGGGTGAACCATGCTCTCCAAGAACTAAATGAACATAATCATCACCATTCTCACCACCATACTGCTTTAGGTCTGTTGCATGTTGTTCTTTAGTATATCTTGTACTACTCAACCTAGAAACATTGTGACGTGAGAACTTTTCATCAACCTGGTCACACTCGTAAAGTACATTCTTCTCACGAAGACCATTAGGAACACCACTTACCCACAAATTGAATCCTTCATCCCATGTGGTCAAGCATTGCATCAATGAGTTCCATGCCACATAGTTAAAAACCTGACCCTCATCAACATATATACACGGTACGTGAAGACCAATAACATTACTGTCTGCTGTAGAACCAACTATCCTACATCTTATTAAAGCACCATTAAGAAGCCTTATCTCATGACTTGACATGTTGACGCCAAACCTATCAACAAAGTACTTTAATAGCGGGTGTCTCCTAAAAAAATTTATTAGACGCAAAAATACTGGTTCTAACTGCGACTTGTTTTGAACTACCAGTAGTATCTCATTAGCACTTGCTTTTTTATACTTATTTGACACCGCAGTATGAATAATTTTTGTTTCCATACTAGCAGTTTTAC